AAGTCAACTCCTACTGGTGCGTACATTTGTGCAAAAAGCGCTCCTGCAGTAATATCTGCTGCTGAGATTGTTGCTGTTGCCGCTGGGTTTACTAATTGTAAAGTGTATTTCCAGTTAGAACCTATTGCTTCTGGTTCTTTCATAATACGTGCTTGTATCCCTGATTGAGATACTAATACGTATGGAAATACAAAGTGTTTGTCAGGAAATTCCAACTCAAAAGTTGCTCCCCCTAATCCTACATTTGCTGTTACTGCTGGTGTTGCCACTACTGGACGTGTTCTCAATCTGTGTGTCGCTACGCGATACTCATACTCTAAACGGTCAATAGATTTAACATTTCCAACACCTTCTGTTAAGAAAGATAGTGGGAATCTTTTATCGTCTTTTCCTGCTAAGTGAGTAATAATTGGAGACAGTTCAGTCGGTTTTGCCAACAATGCATTTGATAGACTGTTCATGTCTGTCATTTGCGAGTCATTGTAAAACGTCTTTTGGACGTTTATGTTCGTTCCGTTGTTTGCCATTTTCTAATTATTTTTAAAGTTATATACAATTCAAGTTTCCTTGATAATTGCCGGTTATTATAATGATAGATCTAAACTGTCTAAATCAAGCTTAGAATTTCTTCTAGATGATTTTCGAGTAGATTTAACTCTATCTTCATTTCTGCCAATACGTTCTCGCAACGTTTTAGCATTTTGGGTTTTAGCTTTATTTGATATAATATCGCTTAAATCAAAACCCGTGTACATCAAGTAATCAATTGCTAATTTTATTTCCATATCAGCTCCTGCATGATCTACGTCTCTTTGAGTTTGCCCTTGCCTATTTACAGGCGTTGATAAGTAATCAAAGAATTTAGCCTTATCTCTTTTTGGTACTGCTATTCCTGCAAAAGAATCTGAATCTTCAATAGTGTCTGATACATTGTCCCAAAAACTATTTAATTCTTCTCTTTGTCTGCTTGTTTCTTCTCTTTGTTGAGTTATTAATTGTTCTCTCTTTGCAGTTTGATGCTTAGCTAAAGCGCCTCTGGCAGCTTCTGCTTTTGCATACAATTTACCTGTATCTTCAAAATCATTTAACATCTCTTCAATAAAGTCATTGTCATGACCTTTTAATTCTAAGTAGTCTCCTAATATTGCTTTTTGTGATCTATGGTCATCTTCTTCAATTTTAACTTGCTCATAATCTAAATTAGGATCATAAGCTTCCATAAATTTTTGAGATTGTCCTCCAGCTAAAACATAATCTAAATGTTTTTTAACTAATGGAAACGCTTCAAGAACTTCATCAATTCTATCATCTGCCATCTCTGACGCAATATCAGCTGTCATATTTGCTAATCCTTCAGGAGTGTCTTCATAAGATCCTTGTTCTAAATCATAACCTAATTTATCTAAAACTTCTCCTACAATTGTTGATCCTTCAGACTCTTCTTGATCTTCGTCTTCTTGATCTTCTTCTACTTCTTCTTCTTCCTCACCTTCGTCTTCATCCTCATCATAATCATCTTCTTCTTCTAAATTTTCATCCTCAATAACATCATCAAGAGTTGGATCTTCAGAATTTTCCGGTTCTGGAGTTGATTCTTCAAGAGGGGCCACCTCTGGTTCAGGCATTGTTTCTACTCCATCGCCTGCTATAACATCATCGAATGTTATGTCATCTAGCTGTATTTTTTCATTTGGGTCCATATATATATTGTTTAGTTGGGTACAAATTTAATAATTATATTGATATTTTTTATACTTTTTTATTTTTTGCTTTTTCTATTAGTATATAACACTTACCAACATCCATACTTACATTTTCTTTTCATTAACCCTCCTTTTTTAAATGTTGTACGGTATCCTTCATAGAATCTTTTCTTTGATTCTGTTAAATCTTTTATTTTATTGTTCTTTCTGTAGTGATCATTATAGTAATTAAACATACCTAATGTATCAGTAACTTCTGGTATTGCTTCTGGAACTTTACCATAAACCATTCGCATTGCATTTACAGCTGCTGCAGGATTATCAGATTGCAATTCTTTTTTAAATTCTTTTTTATTTGTAGGTAGTCCTGCATTTTTAAGCATAGTAAAATACCTTTTTTGAGTTGCACTGTGCTTTGTAGGGTTACCATCTTCATCTTTCTTTTTATCAAATAAATCATTTAGCATTATCTCATCAATAGATGCTTGTGAATTAGTATAAGTTCTATTATATGCTTCAGGATTATTCCCCATACTATTCTCCATGTAATTACTTACTTCTAGTAGTTTTTTTGTTTTAGGTCTATTAGATTCTTTTTCTAAATTTACTACTTTATTTATTTCTGTTTTTAATTGTTCTCTTTTACTTGGATATTTAAATACATAATTACTTTCTTGCATTCCTTTTGGCTTTTCTCTCATACCACCTTGTTGAAATCCAAAAATCTTTTTACTTCCTCGTTTTAATAATTCAAGAGTACTTACAGTTTTTACGTTAGATGCATTTGGATTATACTCTCCTAATTGAGCTATTTCATTTGGAGTTAATCCTAAATCTGTTGCTGATCCTAAATTTATACTTACAGGTATTCTAGATTTAACTTGATCTCCTACACTGTGAGCATTATCATACCCTCTTCCGTCATACTTATCAGCAGTAGCGTGTCCATATAATTCTGAAAATGTTGTTCCCGTTTTTAAACCTTTTTTATTTTGAGAGTAATTAAAATCATAATTATCTTGAACATATACATTACCTTTTTTATCTATAGTGTAATTTGCGTTACCTGTTAGTGTATGTAATGCCTCTTTAGTAGCATTTGTTCCAGATAATGGATTAAAATCATTAAGTAATGTATTAGTAATACCTCTTCCTTCTAATAACTGTCTCGCTTCTTCTGAGCTAGAAGCATTAGCAATTTTTGGATCATTACTATAACCTCTGTAATCTATAGTTGAGCCTCTACCTTTATTAAGATTATCTCTTAACATAGATTTATATGTTGCTAACTCATCTGGTCTAAGATCTTTTTCAGTTACATCAAAATAACTCTCATCTTCTCCTACAAGACCATATCCTTGCAATAAAGCATTACCTACATACTGACCATAAGTTTGTACAGACTGACTTACACCTTTATTGCTAATTTTACTATTTATTCCTCTAAGTCTATCCATCCAGCTTATTTCTTTTGAATCAGTTCTAGATTTATACTTATCATAAGCTTTTTGTGTATTATCTCCCCACGATCCATCAGCTCCTGTTTCCCCTACATTAAATCCTTCTGATATTAAAAGCTCTTGCATTTTTTTAATATCTTTTGAATTTCTAGGTCTATCTGTACTATAAGTTTTGTTAGTTTTTCTAGTTTTATTTCTAGGTTTAGTTTTAACTACTTTCTTTTTTTCTTGTACAACAGGTTCTGGATCTGGTTCTACTTTTATTTCTTTTTTAGGAGCTACATATCCAGGAGGAAGTTGCGGACCAATAAATCCTGCGTCTTGGTATTGTTTACGCCTATATCCACCTTTTTTATTATGAATAATAGGATTAATTACAGGACCATCTATTTTTTGAATTTTATTTATTTCATCTGCTGTTTCTGCTATATCTATACTCTTTAATTTATGTCCTAAATTTTCTAAATACTTACTATTATATCCTTTATCCCATCCAGTAGTTTTTACTTGCCAGCCTGGTATAAATTTTCTTCCTATAGTACCATCCATTGATCCAAGGTATGGAGAATAAAATCCTTGTGATGAAATTTTCTCACCAGATTTTGGGTCTGTTAAAGTTTTACCAGCCATACTACTAGATCTATACATTGGGACTTTTGTACCATCACCAATATCTACTTCTACTAAATGTCTTCCTGATTTCCCTTTATAAGGACCAAGTTCACCAACATCTCCTAAAGGTTTTATATTAGATCCAGTTATATCCGATACAGGTATTTTATTAGGATTGTTAGTTACCATACCCTCTATATCTTTTTTACCTTGAGATATAACCTTGTCAGCTGTCTTGTTTGTTTCTAATACACTGTTTGGATTAGGATTATTGTGCCAGTTTTTCCTTAAAGTATTAACTCCTTGTTTTATCATTTTTCCAGAAACAAATGGTAGTGCAAAACCTGCTGCATTAGCCGCAGCTCCTACATAATCACCACTACTTAAATCCTGTATAGTATTTTTAGCATCAATTACTTCTCCTGACCCTGGACCAAAACTTAGTACTGTTTCTATTCCGTCCCAATTTATCTTGTTATTTTTTTGTCTTTCTTTTATAGCCTCTGGACTATAATCAGTTTTTTTATCAAAATTAAATCCACCTTTTTGATATTGAGATGGAGTTTCTATAACTGTACCTTCTTCTTCCCCCATATTTAAAGATTTTATTCCTGGAGGAACTTTTTGATAACTTTTAACTAGATTGCCTTCTTTATCATACTTACGCATATCTAACTCAAAGTCCATTCCTTGAGTATTAAAATTTTCATCAGAATTAGGGAAAGCCATAGCAGTATTACCATCTGAACCTCTTAATCCTTGTTCTTGTTGTTCTTGAGTTTGTGCTACAGCACCTTTTTCAATACTAGCTTGATCTATTAGTTTAAATATCTCGCCCTTATAGCCTTCAGCTATGGCGCTTTTGATTATATGCATCTGTTCTTCTGAACTTAGCATTATTTACTAGCAGGTTTATTATTCTTAGACTTAGCTATTCTTTCTTTAGATTTAGTTTCTTCTCTTTTAATAGTTGCAGTTTGT